GCTCTAAAGCAGGATCACCACCAGTAACAAAATCTTTCTTAACTGGTGCTTTTACATCTATAATTTTAACAATAGCACCACTAGGTGAAGGAACCAAAGAACCCTTTGGTTTAGACCGTTCTTTTTTATCACCTGTATCATTAACAAGTTGTTTAGGTGTTACTTTCTTTTGCTTAGGTTTACTTAATGCTCCTTTAGCAAGGTTTCCTATTAGTCCTAGCATTATACATCCTCTAGTATGTTACACATTGCTGCAACCATTGATCTATAATGATTTTGCTTATCAATAGCAGAGAACATTATCTCTTGTGGTACTTCACCACCACCTCCACCCTGATTTCCTCCACCACCTCCACCAGTGGTGACTGGAACAATATTATTATTTTTCCTATTCTTACCTGGAGGATTATTAATAAGAGTATTGGCTTTCTGTTCGTTTATTTCTCCTGCTGTACTAGATTTTTTGATTAAAGCATGGGCTTTATTAAGAACCATCTCCTTATTTTCTTTTTTATTAAAGTAATTCTTCTCAAATTTCCTTGCACCACCCCACATCATATTATTAAAATCTATCTTCTTCGTATTCGGATCCATAGTTCCGACATGCTTATCAGCACCCCACTCTTCATTCCATATCTGTATCTCACCAGTCTTCTTCTTAACTCTTAAGAAGTATGCTTCCTTCTTAGGTCCAATAAATCTATTTTCTTTTGCATCACTACCAATAAAATTCTTACCACCACCAGTCTTTCCAAACCCACCTTTACTTACTCCCTCAACAAGACCACCACCTTCAAATCTATTACCACTCTTAGGTTCATTAGTTCCACCACCAGCAGCATTCATATTTGCAAGAGTAGAAGCACCCCATTTATTAACAGCACCCTTACTCATTACAAACTCACCAGCAGTTAGTTTTGCAGGTACTCTATCTACTCCTTCAGGCCCTGATACAAAACCACCTTGATTAAATTTATTAAACCCACTACCACCTAAAGGATCATTCATCCCTGTTTGAAGCATATTATTATTACTTCTTAGATTTGTATCAGTCATTCTATTAGTATTAGTAGTCACCACTGACTGACTTAATACATCTGCCTCACCCGCATCCATATCCCCTTCATTTATTATTGCTTCTGTTGATTGATTCTGTGCTTCTGCTAAATTCTCTCCTTCCTTATCCTTACCTAACATCTTACCTATGAGGAACGTAGCTGCACCAAGACCTATCGCTGCAGCAATCCAAGGGTTAGCTGCTGCCCATGCAATAATTCTCTTGGACAATCCAAGCAATCCTGTTAATAACTTAGCACTACCAACTGCTATTAATTTAGCAAACTTTAATACCTTTAACCCTATATCAAGAGCAATAATTGCAAGAATACCTTTGAGTATAACAGGTACAGCATTCACTACAAACTCTTTAAATGCTGCTACATTTTCTTTATTCTTAGGATTACCAAACCAAGTTAAGAATTTTGTGATACCCCATCCAGCCAGTAGTTTCATAAAACCACCAACAATACTTTCCCATAAACCCTTCACGGGTTTAGTTAATGTCTCAACAAATCCTGATGTCTTTGGTTTCTTTTCTTTGCTTTCTGATTTATCTTCCTTCTCTTTACGTTTTGATTTCTCAGTCTCTTGCTTTTCTTCTGTTGCTGCGTCCTCTTCTATATCAACTTGCTTCTCTACAACAGTAAGTATCCCACCTACATCTTCTCTAATATTTTTCAATAGATCTTCTAGTCTGCTATCAAAAGCATTAGCAATTCTCTTTGCTACATCACTCTGCTCATTCTCCTTACCTTTTACAGGAGGTAATGCTTTTGTTGCACCACCACCCAATGCTTTAGGAGTAACAGTGGGTTCTTTTTTATTTAAAACCTTCTCAACAAACGTCTTAAATTCTATCTTACCTTGCTTCTTAAATGCTTCTTTCCTTTCTTCTTTAGTTAATTTTTTACCACCAAGAGTCCCCTGAGTCCTAGCCTCCTCTTCAAGATTAAAAAAGTTGTTAGCGTTAATTGCCATCCTGTTTTTGCCTTTCCTTCTCTTCCTCTATGTGTTGTTTGAGGAGGTCAACATAGACATCACGTTCCCAAGGGATCATGTTTTCTATCTCTGTCAAGCTATATTTATGGTACTGCATCAAGGAAAAATTAATCCTAAAGTATGCCTCAAGACTCATATGAGACATCGCTACCCGAAAAAAGACGCTAACCCCTCCAGAGTAACAGTGCTCTTCTTCTTGGTCTTAGGATTGGTAACCTTAACATCATAAGATAATTTAGGCATAGTCTCAAAGAAGTTCTCAATGTCTTGGAACTGAGTAGTATTTAACTGCTCAAGAAACTCACTGAGTTCTTTCTTACTAGACTCTGCAGCAGGCCATGCTTCTTCATCACTGTATATAGTATCGATACATTGAGAAATGAGATCAAAAGATTGTTCTAGTTGAGAACCTTTAGATCCACTCACATCAAAATTAGTCTGAATGAATTGTTCCAATGAAGGATACTTCATCTTCATACTAAGAGTATCATCAAGTTTAATAGTATCCTTATGCTTCTTAGACTTCTGAACTTCTATCTCATCAATAGGGATGACTATATCAACCTCAGTCTTCTCATCATCTGGACATGTGATAGTAACTTCAATCTCCTCACCAACAGATTTACCTCTGATGTTAAGGAAAAGATATTCAATATCAAATGTAGGAAGTGTATCTACTTTGACATTAGATTTGATACAAGACTTTAGAACTTCTTTGATTGCTCTAGATATATCCTTTTGATTCTCACTCTCCATAGCAAGTACAAGAAGTTTCTCTTCTCTTACTAAGAAAGGTCTGTAGGTTATTGTTTCTCCTGTAGATGGCAACTCAAGTTCATAACTTGGCGTACTAATCTTTGGTAAAGGCATAACAAAATATAATATTATGTGTTTTTATTTAGTGACTTTATGCGATGCTATTACTTCCTGTACCAAACTTCCTAAGACTCTTATCACCACTAGTTTCTCCTGCTGAAGAATCTAAAGAACCAAAGTCACCCACTAACCCATCAATATTTGTATTACCCTTAGTTGCTTGACTACCTGTTCCAGGTTCTCCAATCTCTTGGTTAACAGTTGAGTTAGTATTCTGTCCATTGTCTATAGGATACTGTTTCTGTCCTATATCCTTTGTAAGTTCCTGAGATTCCTCTGTTATGACAGATTTGGATCCACCCCTATGAAGAATAGGATTGGAAGGATTATCCTTAGAAGTATTCTTCAATGGTTGTGAACGACCAGAGAAACTATCCTGTCCAAGATTACCTGGATTTCTAATACCAGTCTTGTTTGTAATATATCTTTCATAAGAGAAGGTCACAGTAAACTCAAGGTTCTGTGATGGGTCATAAGATACATCAGCTGATGATATATTCTGTGGGAAGACATTGATAAAGGAATAAACAATTGATCCTTTAGGTCTGAATGGATTAACTACACTCCATTGAGCATCCATATCTTTATTAAACTTATAAAGATGCAAATCACACTTATAATTGTCTGGATAGTTAGCAACAAAAGATGAAGTACTAGATTTTGGATTCTTCCCTACCAATGGCATAATATATTCCATCCATGCTTCAAACAAATACATTATCTGATAGTTAGAATCAATATAAAATGTCAAGTCAATAGTATTATCAAACTGACGCATGTATGCACTCTTCTGTACCACACCATAGAAATCTCTTACATCATGTGTTGATACTTGAGAACCAGGAAGTGAGGTTGCTTTACATAGCATCCCAGCCTCACTTAATAATGAACGAGGTATATCATTTGCTACTAATGCATTATAAAGATTCTGATTAAATCCAATATGAGACCTGTACTGACTACTCTGTGCCAGATTACCAAACCTACTTAAAAATCTTGCTGTACTATATCGAGTACCTGGTATGTTGCCAGCCATCTAAATACCATATGGTGTTTCCCTATACTATGTATGTCCTATAAAGGTAAGTTTACCCCAACTCAATCAAATAAGTACAAAGGTGACTCAAGAAACATCATTTATAGATCTCT